AGCAAAAGCAAAGGGAAGAAACCTACAAAAGTGGGTAGTAGAGCAGTTGCAAAGAAGGTTCCCGCAACTACGCCAAGGAGACCTCGTAAGCACGTCAATGGGAGCCGGCGGGGAAGATGTCAAGTTAAGTCCAGCGGCAAGAGACGCAATACCGTATCAGTTTGAATGTAAAAGCCTTGCTAAAGTAGCAGTTTACAATTATTATGAACAAGCAAAGACACACGGCAACCATGAACCAGTTGCTGTTGTTAAGCAAAACGGTAAAAAGCCTTTAGTTGTTGTTGATGCAGAAGTATTCTTTGATTTAATAGCGAGGAGCAAATGAAAGTATTAGAGATGAAAGAGCGTGAAGACGGAGGCGCTGAACTTCAGGTCGATATGACTGAACAAGAGCGTTGCTTCTTTATCGAGTTTGGTTTTAATCAGATGTTAAAGCAATCATTAGGTATGTTTAATGAGCAGTTTGAACCCAAGAAAGGAACTAAGAATGTTAAGTCTACAAGTAAGTCTAAGCGATAACTCAGATAGTGTTAGCCGTACAATCGAGTTTGATGAGGAGCATTCATGGCTTGATATTATCCTAGCCTGTGCAGATGTTATCTCAGCAAAGTACGGATATGATATTACTCAAAAGATGAAGTTTATTAGCGACTCAGCTAATTGGTCTGATCGTGGATACGAACACGCTATTCCTACAGCCGCATGGGAAGCATTTCTAGGAAAGAACAGTGAAGTTCAAGAAGAGTTTGACTTCAATAAAATGGATGAGGAATGGTCATGATGCAGATTAAAGAATGGAAAGTTATTGGCGATAACACCAACTTTACTGTCCTAGGCATGGATGAGCAAGGTTGGATATATTACTGGAAAGATACTAAGTGGAATCTCCTATGAAAATCCTATTGCTTGATATTGAGTCTAGTCCTAACACAGCCCATGTTTGGGGTCTGTGGCAGCAAAACGTCAGCATCAATCAATTAATGGAATCTTCTTATGTCTTGTGCTATGCAGCAAAGTGGTTAGGCGATAAAGAAGTTGTATTTGATTCTGTTCATCAATCTAAACCTAAAACAATGTTAAAAGGCATTCATGGACTTCTCAACGACGCAGACGCTGTGGTTCACTATAATGGTACTAAGTTCGATATTCCTACTCTTAACAAGGAATTCTTACTACATAGTTTTAATCCACCATCGCCTTATAAACAAATTGACCTATTGCGTGTTGTTCGTAGCAACTTCAGGTTTCCTAGTAACAAGCTGGATTATGTAGCACAAAGACTCAATCTCGGTAAAAAGCACGAACACGAAGGACATGAGCTTTGGGTTAAATGTATGAACGGAGATAAAGATGCATGGAAGCGGATGGAGCAATATAATATACAAGATGTCGTTTTACTTGAGTCGTTGTATAACGCTTTGCGTCCTTGGATTAAGTCTCATCCTAATCATAATCTCTTTGCTGACGATCATGTTTGCCCTAATTGTGCTTCGACTCGCTTGCAGAAACGAGGCACTGCGATCTCTAGTACCGGAACCTATCAACGCTATCAGTGCGCTTCTTGTGGAACTTGGTCGCAGTCTACAAAATCAGTCAAATCGTCAGTGGAGATAAAGCAATGCAATTAAAAGACTATATAGACCGCATAAACGAGTCTGTAAGCCCCGATCGTAAGCAGGTTGGGGGAGACCATTACCAAGTCGCTGAAATCCAGCCTTGGGACGTTATGATGGCTTACGGGCTAGATCCTTGGAGTGCTAATGTTGTTAAGTACTTACTTCGCTTTCCGTACAAGAACGGTATACAAGACCTTGAAAAGGCTAAGCATTATATAGAATTTCTCATTGCGAACTACGAAACTATTGACAAAAAGTATTATTCATGATACAGTTAAACAAAAATCGACTTATTAACTTCTTTGCGATTACCAATCAAGAGGAAGCCAATCCAGCTTATCAGAAAGGGATGGAACTGATCAAGCAGGGCGATTGGGAATACGGTTTTTATCTCCACGAATTACGCTCATTGCCACACCTTCAGTTTACTCAGGGTGTAAAGTCTCATTTCGACAGAACTCCTGTATGGATTCCCGGAATGGACTGCCGAGGAATGAACGCAATTGTGTGGTGCGAAGCTGGCTGGGGCGACATGATTCAATTTAGTCGCTTTATTCCGCTTCTCAAACAGGCAGGTATTCGGACAGTAAAGTTAGCATTTCCACCAGAAATCTTTCGTTTTGTCAATCGATTACCAGATCACGATGGTCCGTACGCAATGGGAGAATCCTTTCCAAACGCAGTACGCATCAAAGTGATGTCACTGCCTTACTTCTTGATGGAACACGGAGTTATGCCGACCAAGGCTGTAGAGAATATCTACGGCAGTGGAGGGATTTTCTCCAATCCTGAGATAGTAAAACCACAAAGAGATAAACCCTTAATTGGATACTGCTATACTACAACTAACAAAAGTTGGAATATGGCAGCAAAGCAGATGCCAAAAGAAATCATGGACAAGTTCATAAAACAACATCCTGAGTTCGATTGGGTTTCGTTACAACAAGACGAAGGATATTTGACCTCAAAGCGTTGGGTCGATACTGCTGATATAATTCAATCGTTGGACGGGGTAATCTCTGTCGACTCTGCTATCGCACACTGCGCTGGTTCCGTCGGCACTCCGGTAGCAAACTTAATTGGTCAAGAAAAACTATCTTGCTGGAGATGGTATCCTAAAGGTGAAAAGACCTACTGGTACGATAGTATGAAGACTGTTTGGTTTGATACATGGGAAGAAGGACTTGAAAAAGCATTGCAGCATTTTGAACAACCAAAGAAGGTAAAGAAAGATGGCACTAACAATACACGATCTAAAAGACAGACTAAAGCAAATAAATGAGATTGACTTATTAGAGCTTCTTGAAATATCATCTGAGGATCTCGTTGAGAGATTTGTAGATTTAATTGAAGATAATTTTGATAAACTAGAGAAAGAAGTAGAATGACATATAACACACCTTTCAGCACTGTAGGCTACATTACATATAAAAGAACATACGCAAGGAGATTAGAAGAAGGCAATCCGAAGTCTAAAACAGAAGAATTTACCGATACAGTTGAAAGGGTTATTAAAGCCGCTAACGATCAGTTAGGCTGTAACTTTGACGCTGACGAGCAAGAGCGTCTACGGAAGTATTTAATGGAATTGAAAGGCACTGTTGCTGGACGATTCCTGTGGCAAATGGGGACAGACACAGTTGGTCGCTTAGGGCTGGCTAGTTTGCAGAATTGTGCATTCACCGTTATCGATCAACCTGTCCGTCCTTTTACTTGGGCGATGGACTTGCTGATGCTTGGCTCTGGCGTTGGCTATAACATTCAGAGGCAACATGTTGATAAACTTCCTTCGGTCAATGCTGATTTTAGCGCTCCTACTCGTGTTACTACCGCTGATGCTGATTTTATTGTGCCTGACTCCCGTGAAGGGTGGGTCAAACTTCTCGGCAAGACGCTCAAAGCGGCGTTTCTAGCGGATACGAATCCTACCTTTACCTACAGCACCATTCTAGTGCGTGGTCGTGGTGCGGCTATTAAAGGCTTTGGTGGCACTGCTTCTGGTCCTGAAGACTTATGTGATGGCATTGCTAAGATTAGTAACATCCTTGAGAAGCGTAAAGGTAAGAAACTACGCCCTATCGATTGCTTAGACATCATGAACATTATCGGTTCTATTGTCGTTGCTGGCAATGTACGCCGTTCTGCTCAGATTGCTATCGGTGATCCTGACGATGTAGAGTACTTGCTTGCTAAGCGTTGGGACATGGGGAACATTCCATCATGGAGAGCAATGTCGAATAACAGCGTTGTATGTAACGATATTAAAGACCTTCATGAGTACTTCTGGGATGGCTATGAGGGCAAAGGAGAGCCTTACGGACTTATCAATCTGAAACTCTCTCGTAAGATTGGTCGCTTAGGCGAGACCGATTATCCTGATCCAGATGTCATGGGATACAACCCTTGTGCAGAGCAATCCTTAGCTGCTTATGAGACTTGCTGTTTAGCAGAAGTATATCTGCCTAACATCGAGAGCAAAGAACAGTTATTAGATGTTTGCCAATTACTGTACCGCATCAACAAGCATAGCCTTGCACTGCCTTGTCATCTCAAAGAGACAGAAGACATTGTTCACAAGAATATGCGGATGGGTATTGGTGTAACAGGTGTATTACAGGCAACAGAAGAGCAACGTAGCTGGTTAAATGAGACTTATCGCCGTCTGCGTGAGTTTGACTTTAAGTACAGCCATGCACATAACTTCCCTGAGTCGGTAAAGCTCACCACTGTGAAACCAAGTGGGACTTTGTCGTTGCTTCCGGGAGTTACTTCAGGATGTCATCCAGCATATTCACAATACATGATTCGTCGTATTCGTATTGCTGCAGATCATCCTTTGGTGCAAGTATGTCGTGAACATGGCTATCCTGTCGAATATCAGCGTCATTTTGATGGTTCTGAGGATCACAGCACGATGGTTGTATCATTCCCATTCTGCTATCCTGAGGGTACTAAGATTGCTGCTGAGATGACCGCTATCGATCAGTTGGAAGTAGTTAAGTGGTTACAGGCTAACTGGTCAGACAATAGCGTATCCTGCACTGTGTACTATCGTAAGGAAGAATTGCCTGAGATTCAG